ATTGACGAGTACGGCGAGGACTCGCCGCAGGCAATGGTCGAGGTATACGGCGAGTTTCCCGGCGCGGATGAATACCAGTTCATCCCGCTGGGGCTGGTAGAAGAAGCCGGCAAGCGGCCCCCGATGCGCGACCCGGAGGCACCCGTGGTGCTGGGGGTGGACCCCGCGCGGTACGGGGCGGACGCAACGATTATCGTGGCGCGACGGGGGCGGGATTTGCTCGAAGTGCGACGGTTCAGGGGCGATGACACGATGACGGTGGTGGGGCACGTCATTGAGGCCATTGAGGATTTCCGGCCGGTGCTGACAGTGATTGACGAAGGCGGCCTAGGCGCGGGCGTGCTGGACAGACTGCTGGAGCAGCGGTATAAGGTGCGCGGGGTGAATTTCGGCTGGAAGGCCAAGGATCAAAAGGCGTACCAGAACAAGCGGGCCGAGATGTGGGGCGCAATGAAACAGTGGCTGCGCACGGCGTCGATCAAGGACGACAGGAACCTGAAGAAAGACCTGTGCGGCCCGAGGACGCGACCGAATTCGTCGGGGGCGATTGCGCTGGAGACGAAGGAGCAGATGAAGGCCCGGGGCTTGGCTTCGCCTGATGCTGCTGACGCACTGGCGGTGACGTTTGCGTTTCCCGTGGCGCACAGGGAGTACAATCCGCGCAGCCAGCACCGAGTGGTTACGACGCACGGGGGAGCCATGCAGTCGGCCGGGTGGATGGCACACTGAGGGTCTGTCATGGCAAAGTCGGTGTCTCTGAGCGTTGGTCGAGGCGAAAAGCTGCCCACGAAGCAGGGCGCTGGCCTGACGGCTAAAGGCCGCGAGAAGTACAACCGCGAAACGGGGTCGAACCTGAAGGCGCCGGCGCCGAACCCGAAGACTGAGGCCGACAAGGGCCGAAAAGCGTCGTTTTGCTCGAGAATGGGAGCAGTGGCCGCGAAAGCCAAGGACGGCGAGCGGGCCAAGGCTGCTCTGAAACGCTGGAAGTGCTGATCATGCCGCAAAAACCCGGCCTCTACGCCAACATCCACGCCAAGCGCGAGCGCATTGCTGCCGGAAGCGGTGAAAAGATGCGCAAGCCAGGCGCTCCTGGCGCACCGACCGCCAAAGCGTTCAAAGAGTCGGCCAAAACGGCCAAACCGAAGGGGAAATGACATGCCTCTGGTGAAATCCGCGTCCAAGGACGCGTTTCGCAAGAACGTGAAGACCGAAATGGCGCACGGCAAGCCGCAAAAACAGGCTGTGGCGGTGGCGTACAACACGCAGCGCATGGCCAAGGCGCCTGCGAAGGGCAAGAAGTAACATGGCACGCGACGACGGCATCAACGGGGCTCGGCGGGTAGCCGACGGCGGCTCGGACAAGTCTGAACTGCTGGCAGAAATGCGCACGCGGATGCAGTCCGCGCAGTCGGCGTTCTCGCTCACGCGGCAGGCCGAATTGGACGACCTGCGGTTTATGGCCGGCAGCCCGGACAACAACTGGCAGTGGCCGCAGGACGTGCTTGCCACGCGCGGCAGCGTGCAGGGCCAGACGGTGAACGCCAGGCCGTGCCTGACGATCAACAAACTGCCGCAACACGTCCGCAACGTCACCAACGAGCAGCGCCAGAACCGCCCCAGCGGCAAGGTCATCCCTGCCGACGATCAAGCCGACCCCGAGGTTGCCGAGATTTTCGACGGCATCGTGCGGCACATTGAGTACATGTCTGACGCTGACGTGGCGTACGACACGGCCTGCGACAATCAGGTTACGTTCGGCGAGGGGTATATCCGCCTGCTGACGGAGTACTGCGACGAGGACACGTTCGATCAGGATATTCGCATCGGTCGCATCCGCAACGCGTTCAGCGTGTACATGGACCCGATGATCCAAGACCCCTGCGGGTCGGATGCGCGGTACTGCTTTATCACGCAGGACATCACTGTCGACGAGTTCGAGCGGATGTTCCCCGATGCCACGCCGATCACGACGCTGCGCACGCAGGGCGTGGGCGATGCGTCGATGGGGTACTGGCTGAACGAAAACACGGTGCGGATCGCCGAGTATTTCCGCATCGAAGAAGAACGCGCCACGCTGAATCTCTATCCTGGCGGCTTGACGGCGTTCAAGGGGTCGTTTGAGGCCCGCCAGATGGAAGCGATGGGCATGGAACCCCTGCGCACGCGGGAGTCGTCCAAGCGCGTTGTGAAGTGGATGAAGACCAACGGTTTCGAGGTTTTGGAGGAGCAGGACTGGGTCGGGAAGTACATTCCCGTGGTGCGCGTGGTGGGCAACGAGTTTGAGGTGGACGGCGAGATCCACGTCTCGGGCCTGGTGCGCAACGCCAAAGACGCCCAGCGCATGTACAACTACTGGGTGTCTCAGGAAGCCGAGATGCTGGCGCTGGCCCCGAAGGCGCCGTTCATCGGGTACGGCGGCCAGTTTGAGGGCTACGAGAACCAGTGGAAGACGGCCAACACGCAGAACTGGCCGTATCTGGAGGTAAACCCTGATGCCACAGACGGAGCCGGAAACTCTTTCCCGCTTCCTCAGCGAGCGCAGCCGCCGATGGCGCAGCAGGGGCTTATCGCCGCCAAGATGGGCGCCGCAGACGACATCAAGGCAACCACGGGCCAGTACGACCCGTCCCTCGGCGCGACTTCCAACGAACGATCGGGCCGCGCTATTCTGGCTCGTCAGGCTCAAAGCGATACCGGAACCTACCACTATGTGGATAACTTGGCCCGGGCCATACGGCATGTGACGCGCCAGATTATCGACATGATCCCGAAGATCTACGACACGCAGCGCATCGCGCGAATCATCGGCATGGACGGCCAGACAACGATGGCCAAGATCAACCCGATGCAGCCCGAGCCGGTGCGCGAGTTGAAGGACCAAAACGGCGTCACCATCGAGAAAATCTACAACCCCGGCGTCGGCCGATACGACGTTGTGGTCACCACAGGCCCGTCGTACCTGACCAAACGCCAGGAAGCGATGGATGCCATGTCGCAGATCCTGCAGGGCTCGCCGCAGCTGTGGGCCGTGGCCGGCGACCTGTTTGTGAAGAACATGGACTGGCCGGGAGCGGAAGAACTGGCAGAACGCCTGCGCAAGACAATCGACCCGAAGTTGCTGCAGGATCAGGACGACCCGGCGTTGCAGGCTGCCAACCAGCAGATTCAGGTGCTGACGCAAGAGATGCAGGCCATGCAGCAGATGCTGCAGAACGTCCAGCAGTCGATGGAAGCGCAGAAAATGAAGGTCGACACGTTCAAGGCCGAGTCTGACGCCGAGATCAAGGCCTACGAGGCCGAGACGCGTCGCTTGCAGGCTGTGCAGACGGGCATGACGCCTGAGCAAGTGCAGGAGATCATCATGCAGACCATGCGTGACATCGCCACTGTGGGCGACATGTCCATTGCCATGCAGGGCCAAATGCCCACGGCCGCACCACAGGGGATGCCAGTATGAGTTGCGAGAAGTTTATCGGCCAGCTGTTTCTGGCGCGTGATGTCACGCACAGCGTGCATCTGAACACCCGCTCGTACGCCAAGCACAAGGCGCTAGCCAAGTTCTACGACCAGATCATTGACCTGGCAGACAGTTTTGCCGAGGCGTATCAGGGCAAGTACGGCCTGATTGGCCCGGTGGAACTGCAGCAGGCCACCAAGACGAACAACGTGGTGGAGTTTCTTGAGGACATGGTGCAGACCATCATGGACACCCGTTACGATGTCGTCGAAAAAGAATGCACGCCGCTGCAGAACATCATCGACGAGATTCTGGCGCTGTTTTACAGCACCCTGTACAAGCTGAAATTTTTGGCTTAAAGGAATATCATGGCGTCGTACAACAAGTTTAACGACTTTTCTGAGCAGCTTGTCGAAGGTGTCCATGATTTTGGCGCCAACACGTTTAAAGTTGCCTTGAGCAACTCTGCGCCAATAGCATCAAACACCGTGTTGGCCGACATTACACAAATTAGCGGCACCAACGGCTATACCACTGGCGGCACGGCAACGACAATTTCTTTGTCGGAAACAAGCGGCACCACAACGGTAAACGGCACTGAGGTGGTGTTTACGGCTTCTGGCGGAAGCGTAGGTCCGTTTCGTTACGTTGTGCTTTACAACGATTCCGCCACCTCTCCGCTGGACGCGCTGGTGGCTTGGTGGGACTACGGCAGCAGCATCACGCTAGCTGACGGCGAGACGTTTACCGTCAAGTTTTCGAACACAACGCCTGGGGCAATCTTCACGCTGGCTTGATCATGATCAAGATTGATTTTGAGTTTGACACCCCTCACGGCAAGTTTGCCGATGCTCTTCATCTGCCTGATGATCACGGCTTCAGCGAAGCTGAAATCCAGGCGATGAAGGAGCAGCGTCGAGACAACTGGATTGCTGTGGTGACTGCGCCTCCTGTAGAGGTGGAGCCAGAGCCGGAGTACATTGAGATTGATGGCGTTCGTTACGTGAAGGCAGTGTAAGCATGGCTGATCGCTATTGGGTTGGTGGTTCAGGAAGCTGGAACAGCACTACTAAGTGGTCTACGACCTCTGGTGGTGCTTCTGGCGCTTCTGTTCCTACGTCTTCTGATAATGCTATCTTTGACGCCAACTCAGGCACTGCTCATTTCATCGTGACGGTGACAGACAATGCTACCTGTGCTGATCTCACCATCACACCAGAGCCTGTTGCTGGTGTTACTCAGTTTGCTGTAGGCGTTAACTTTGTCATTGCAGGCACACTGTCTACTAGTGGCACAGAAGGAAATAGACGCATTTGGTTCCGGTCATCGACCTACGGCTTGATGCGCGACATGCAGATTGCCACTATCGGCACAGTGACCGATGTGGACTTCCGCGACATTCGCGTCACAGGCACCGGCGGGACGTTGACAGGAACACGCATTGGTGATTTGCGTGGAAATAACAACATCACCTTCGACACGCCCAAAACCGTCTACTGGGTCACCCTCGCAGGCGGAAGCTGGAGTGGCAACAACTGGGCTGCAAGCTCTGGCGGCGCAGCCAGCACAGACAACTTCCCGTTGGCGCAGGATACCGCTGTCATTGAGAACACGGGGTTGAATACGTCGGCTACGGTGACGCTTGATAGTGCGATTCCGTACATTGGAACGCTTGATATGTCATCAAGAACTAATGCGATGACATTAAATTTTAGCGCAGTTGGTTATACTATTTACGGAAATTTAACTAACGGATCTGGCACAGCTTATAGTTCTACGTTCGGCTTAACTTATTCAGGAAGAAATACGCAGGTTATTACAAGCGCTGGTAAAACATTTACGAACGATCTCACTATTGATTCTTACGGTGGAACCGTTGAACTTGCCGACGCGCTAAACATTGGTTCGCGAACCCTCACCGTCACCAACGGCACCTTCGACACCAAAAACTACAACGTCACCGCGTCAGTAATAACTACTAACAATACCAATGTACGTGGCATCAAGCTAGGCAGCAGCACGTTGACGTTGAGTAATTCAACTACAGCAGTACAACTGGGAGCGATAAATCTTTCCTTTGACGCAGGAACATCACAAATAAATTTGACAGGGAACGGCGGTATTAACGGGAGCGGCAATACTTTTTACAACGTCACCTTCACCAGCACAACCGCTGCTACTCGTAGCATCAATAATGCAAACACGTTCAACAACGTAACCGTTACTGCCCCCGCTACTGCCGGTATAACAACTCTTGCGTTTGACTCTAATCAAACCATCACCGGCACCCTCACCGTCGCCGGTGCCACAGCCGTCCGTCGCATCTTCGTCCGCTCCGACACCATCGGCACCACCCGCACCCTCACCGTAGGCACGCTCAGTGCCGACAATTGCGACTTCCGAGACATCACCATTGCTGGCACCGCAGCAGGCTCTTCTCCGACCCGTGCAGGCGACTGTGGCGGCAACAGCGGCATCACCTTCCCTGCGGCAAAGACCGTCTATTGGAACCTTGCCGGTACGCAGAACTGGTCTGCAACGGCATGGGCGCCGGGCTCTGGAGGCAGTCCTGACATCAACAACTTCCCGTTGGCGCAGGACACGGCTGTGTTTGATGAAGCTGCGGGCAGCGTGACAGGAACCATCACCATCAATGCTGCTTGGAACATCGGCACGTTTGATGCGTCGTTGCGGACTAGTGCTATGACGCTCACCACCAGCACTAACACTCCGTTTGTTTATGGAGATTGGAAGTTTGGTACAGGAGTGACGTCGTCTAGTACAGCAGGCACGATCACGTTCGCCAAACGCGGAACTCAAACCATTACCAGCAATGGCATTACGTTTGGTTGCCCTATCACGATAGATTCCGTTACGGGTGTTGTCCAGCTTGCTGATGCGCTGTCGCTTGACTCAACACGTACCCTGACCCTCACATCTGGCACGTTTGATGCGGTGTCGTATAACGTGACGACGGGATTGTTTAGCGCTGTTTTTGCAACATCAGGTTCCAGATTAAAAATGGGTTCTGGAACGTGGACGCTTTCTGGAACCGGGAGCGTCTGGACTGGTATTTCGTCTGATGTTACCTTTTATAAAGGTACTGCAGACATCGTCCTGTCCAACACCAGCACCTCTGCCCGTACATTCACAGGCGGCGGCCTCTCCTACAACAAACTCACCATCGGCGGCGCCACCGGCACATCCACCAC